TTAAACGACTTGTCATCTACACGAGTCTTTGGAGGAATTCTATTGATTCGAAGATCGGTGAAAGAGAAAGTGATATTCAACTTCATCAAAGTGTTTTCTTCGCTCCATGACATATTCATGCTTTGTATTCCAGTAGGAAATACATCATATATGTTATATGTCATAACCTGGTTTTGAGCTCGGTCATATACAAACACGTTTACGTTAGGACATGAGTATGTATCTTTATAGGCAATCTCGTAAGGTTTTCTTCCGTTTTTAAGATTATTGTTATTCATATTCGCGCCGCCAAAAGAGTCGCGATTGACGATGAGATTTAACCACTCTTCGAAGTATTCTACAACTAAAGCATTCTTATCGACGATGAATTGTAGAGTAAAATCTCCGACGTTTACACCATATGCAACGTTTTCGACTGGACCAAATCCATATCTTCGAATGTTTTGTTCTTGTAAAAGATTCACAGAAGGAAGAACCACGTTATCGCATCTCATCGTAAGAAGCGAGTCGAGATTCTGAGCACTAAATTTTGATCTCGTCCAGATCATCGGAGCAAAAACTACTAAGAAGCTGTGAGTAGGCAGTACACTGTCGGCGCCAGAAACTTCGGCCCTAAATCGCCCGATATTAAATGTTCCAGCTGTACGCGCACCAGTACTAAAAGCAGAATCAGAAGTTCTAGCTTTAGATATATTAGTAAGATTGCCTTCAGAATCTCTTTCGAATAATTCTAAATTAGTATTAACACCTTCGCCTCTTAAACGCTCATCAATTACTGTTTTTGGAGCAGGCGTCGCGATGCCGCCAACTCCAGTGCCTGTCCCAGCGGCAGCTCCAGCGGCGGCAGTCGAACGAGTTGGGCGTTCTTCGTTTGGAGGTAAAGTAGGCAAAATATTAGTGTCAGTATTTATAGAACCAAGTCTATTTGTTTGAATAAAACTTCTTGCCGCTTCGTCCGTAATTCTTGCGGGCGGATTTACACCATCATTAAGTTCAAAGAATCCAACAGTTCTTCCTCCTTCGACACGGCGAGTAGCGATATATCTTACCTGAGGATTTTCTGGACTAACAGACGTTCTTCTATTTCTTCCAAAGATTGTTCCTGATCGGATTCCTTGCGAAGCTCGAGTAGTAAAATCAAACTCTTCGTTACTTCCTGACATTACTTAGTAACTCCTAGCATTCTTTTCGTGTCCATCCAAACTTGATTCTTTCTTGCTTTGACGAAACGTTCTGTTGGTAAGAAGAGCGCGATATCCCATTCAGATGGATAAACGTACATAAACTTCGATTGTACGTGCGAAGTCAAGTAATGTTTAATGCATGGAGCATACCATCTTAGCTTTGCGGCTTGTGTCATGAGTTCGTAGCTGAGTTTCAGACGAGTCGACTCGTCGTAACGAGTGTTGTTTGCAAAGTCATATAAACCGTCCATTAACTTCGCTCTGAGTTGCAACGGCAAGTAGTGTAAGTTGAGTCCCATGAATCCGCCTTTGACTTTCTTATATGGAAAGATCAGAGGAAATCTGTCGTAGTATGGAAGCTCTTCTTTATGTTTCGGATCATAGTAGAACATGTACATCGAGCCGAGCAGAGGCTGAGTAGTCATACGAGTCGTATCACCCTTCATCATCTCACGCTCATTGATACGATTCATTTTGCCGGCAGTATCTCTGAACCACTCACGCGCAGAGTTCGTACGTGCAGGAATCTGTCCTGAACGAACACCTTGTGTGATGATAGTATCAAATACGATTGCCATTAAAACTTAATTCCTAGTTCTTTTTCGGTGAGTATCTCGAACTTCCAAGCACGGTCATTGCAGTACACTGCAGCTGCTCTCCACTTGGCTTCGTTGACACCCCATGTCATGACTTCATTAATATAACGCTTATTAGGCTTATTTATCACCACTGGAGGCCGCGTCTGCGCATGAGGTTTTATTTCAACCACTACAGTATCGATTTTGCCTTCTGGTGTTTTCTTCTTGACAATGAAGTCTGGAAAGTATCGATGTACTCGATTGTCGATAGGAGAACGATATGGGATGACGAGTTCTTCACTCCCCCATTGCACGACATTCGGATGGGAATCTAAGTACATCATGAACTTTAATTCCCATCGACTACGATATACGATATTGTTCGAATCCCCAAGATACTTCTTTGTATTCTTTGGTCGAAACTTTCCCTGATAAGCCATGAATCTATTTATAAATAAGATGTAGCCTTTTAATTTGAGAGATAACATGGCCGGAAGAGATAATCGACTAGTAAATTTAGATAGTCTTAAGAGAGACGCGGGCGGTCTGGTAAACAGAGCCGTAAGGAATTTTACTAATAAACTCGAAGACAAACTTGAGAACGCAGTCGAGGATCTTTTTGCCAAAGCATTAAAGAAGGTAGGATTTTCTGATAGACTTGCGTCAGAGCTTTCAGCACGCTTCGGAGATTCTTTAACTGCTGGACTCGAAGACAAGTATTTCCAGACATTTACGAGCGAGATGAAGAGAGCGTCGTGTGCCGACATTCGTAACAACTTCAATCCACAGAACGGCAATCTTATCGGAGCTTCTCCTAACGCTGAAACATATGTCGACGCTATTCAAAGAGCTTCGAATAAGATCGATGTCGATAACGTGCCTACGATACAGTTTCCTGATCATATCAGTGAGAAGTATTACATGGCATTTAAGTTTAAGAGATATCAGCGACCTTCTCCTCAAACTGCGGCAACACTTGACTTCGTACAGGCGTTTGCTCTTCCTCTACCGAAAGGAATAAGAGAAAATTTCGACATTGAAGTTGGCCAAGAATCACAGGGCTTGGCAGGCGGTGTTGCGGATGCAGCCCAATTATATTTGGCTTCTTCAGATGGCGCAGGTAAAACTCAAGCATTAAAAAATGCTGCAGCCGCTCTAGCTTATGGCCAATTGGTGCAAGCAGCAGAAAAGATAGGCGGTAGCACGATAGGCCAAGCAGTCGGTGCTGTTCCAAATCCTCACATTCAAGCGCTGTTTAGTGGTGTTCCTCTTCGTACACATCGATTCGAATGGACTTTTGCTCCTCGAAATAAAGAAGAAAGCCAACAGTTGATGGATCTACTAAAAGCGATGAAAGCTTATGCGCTACCATCATACAGTAGCTTAGGTACTGCAGCACTCGCTTATCCATTCTTGTGTCAGCCAGAACTGAAGATTGCTGGTAGTGAACAGTTAATTAAGTTCCAGCCGTGCTTGATTCAAGGTATCGAACTGAACTATTCTCCTCAGGGGATTCCTGCATTCTTTGAAGGCACTAGCCATCCTGCGTTTATCGAAGTTTCAATCTCAATGCTTGAAACTCAAATTCAAACATCGCGAGATTACGGAAGAGAAGGTGGCGATCGTCTTAGCGCGACATGGGAAACGCTGAAAGGTGAGTTGCAAAAAGGCCTTGATAAGGCTGAGATACCTTTTAATATCGATGAAAAGATAAATGAAGGAACAGATGCCATAAGAAACGCTTTAAATTAAGAGGAAACTAAGATGGCAAGATATTTTGATAGATTTCCTATTGTAGACTATGATGGAAGCGTTGCCAAGAACATCTTGGCACGAGTAGACTTTACTGAAAAGACGAAGAGAGATATCTATTCTACCTTCCAATTTACTCTTGAAGAAGGCTTCGAGAGGCCAGATCTTTTGTCTTATAACTATTATGGATCTTCGAAGTTTGATTGGATGATCTATCTTACGAATAATATCGTGGATCCTTATTATGACTATTATAAGTCTGCTGACGATTTTAAGAGCTACGTAGAAACAAAGTACGGATCTAATTCCAATGCTCGATCAATTACTCTCTTCTATCGATTAAACTGGCATGAAGACGAAAGACTTATTACGATTCAACAGTATGATTCTCTTGTTGCAAATGAAACTGCTAACGCGCGAAAGTATTGGAAGCCTAAACTTACAAATACTGGAGCGGTGATTGGTTACGAAAGAATCAAAGAAGAGTGGATGGTGTCTACAAATAAAGTATTATCATTATCTTTGACCGTGGCTCCAACTGGATTCGAAGTTGGAGACAGAGTATCTCAGACGAGTACTGGAGCATTTGCTACCATCGACTACATTGATCTTGAAAATAATCGCCTTACTGTAAAACACGTAAGCGGTGCATTTGCCGTAAGTGCAGCCGAAGGAATAAGCGAAATTACAGTGTTAAGCCAAAACATACCTGAAGCAGAAGCCGAATATTGGTATGCAGTGAATGCATATGACGACGAGAAAGAAGCAAACGAACTCAAAAGAAATGTAGTTGTGTTAAAGTCTTCTTATTTGGCAGAAGTAGAAAAACAATTCATTCAACAAATAAGCACATAATATGACTTCGATTAGAGACGGACAGTTTAAACTCAATGAGTTTTTAATGATTGATGCCACATCAAAAACTGTTGATTGTGGCAAAGCACTCGATTTGACTCCTGTCTGTGTGCAAGCAAACATATATGAATCTGTACTTAATCCGACAGTGCTCGCAGAGTTTGAATTCTATGATGCAAAGGGAATGTTCAATCACTTCGTTTTCACAGACAAAAGAATTGTAATCGATTTTACGACAGACGAAGAGAATCCAAAATCTTCTATTCGATACGAGCTTTATATCGTAGCAGTTGACTCTGTTATTCCTACTAACGATGACAAAGCTGTTATCTATAAACTTTCGTGCGTGACATATGAAGTATGGAAGTCGGCTACTATTCGTAACTTACCGCTTGTCAGAAAAAAGATAGAATGTGAAAAGATGGTGAAAGCATATCTGCAAGCCATCGATTCTGCCAAACCGCTGTTCGCAGAGAAAACTCGTGGGCTACATGCATTTAACTTTACTGAGAAAACGCCAATCGAGTGCATCGATCAGATTCGATTAGAGTATGCCATGTCTCAAGAATTCCAAGGGCATGCATTTTATTTTTTTGAAAATAAGTACGGCTTTGTTTTTAAGAGCATGGAAATGTTAATCAAAGAAGGCAAAGACAACATCGGCGACAAGTGTTTCATGCAATCTGGATTAACAAATTTAAATGTGTCTGGTTCAAAGTGGAGAAACATTCTAGCCACGAAGCTTATTCAAAATGGTAATCAAGGCATTGCCAGAAGAATTGGTGCAGGAAGCAATTTAGTTAAGCTGAAAAATAGTGTTACCGGCGAAATTGTTAATTTCCAAACTAACCCAAAAAACTTAGAATTTGAGACTCTGAATGAAAAATCTGTTTCTTCAAGTCTCAGAACTCAAGATGAAATAAGCAAAGACGAAGGAAACATTCAGATTGTTCCTTTTGATCCAAGAACAGAAAATGCAGAACGAGCTGAAAAGAAAAACCAACTGCCATATTATATGGCGCACTTCTTGACTACGATTACTCATATTACAATCTATGGAGATAGTGCTATTTCTGCGGGCGATGTCATTAAATGTCAATTTCCTGAGCCTAGTGGTATTACAAGAGGAGAAACATCTCCTATTAACGAAGACAGCACGATGACGACTGGTAATTACATCATTACAAAGTGCCGACATATTCTGACTTTCAATGAAAAGGCAGAGTATATGCAAGCTTTCGAGCTTGTAAAAGATGGCATCGGCGGATTGCCGCAAACACATACAAACTGAGGATGATAGATGCAAAACCTAAGAGTTTTTGAAGGCATAGTAGCTGAAGATCCAACTTCAGATCTTGGATTAGAAGCTGATGAGCCACAGACAGGCAGAGTATTAGTCAGAGAAATCTTAGGACATTCCGACAGAGTGAGTTCCGAAGATCTTTTGCCTGCTTATATTATGATGCCAAATACAAGCGCTGGAGTTTCAGGAATTGGATTAAGTCCTACGGGTCTCTTAAAGGGATCTCGAGTGATGTGCATGCAACTTTCTAATCAACCAT